TTCCGATCTAGTATCTTTTGATAATAATATTGGACATGATTATTTACAAAACTATGAAGAAAGATATGAGTTTTACCACAGAAAAGAGGATAAAATTGAATTTGATCTTGAATACTTTAACAAAATCACGAAAGGTGGTCTCCCTAACAAAACTCTTAATATCGCTCTTGCTGGTACGGGCGTCGGGAAGTCTTTATTCATGTGCCATGTGGCTAGCTCCGTCTTGCTCCAAGGACGGAACGTTTTGTACATTACGTTGGAAATGGCGGAAGAGCGAATTGCTGAAAGAATTGATGCAAACCTATTAAATGTTCCTATTCAGCAATTGATGGAACTTCCTCGTCAAATGTTTGAGAATAAGGTAACTGGTATTGCTAAAAAAACACAAGGAACTCTTATAATTAAGGAATATCCAACTGCTTCTGCCCATAGTGGACACTTTAAAGCACTTCTTAATGAATTGGCACTTAAGAAGTCATTTAGACCTGATATTATTTTCATCGATTACCTTAATATTTGTGCTTCCTCTAGGCATAAGGCAAATAGTTCTATCAATTCTTATTCATATATCAAGTCAATTGCTGAAGAACTTAGGGGACTCGCCGTTGAGTTTAATGTCCCGATTGTATCCGCTACTCAGACCACTCGTTCAGGTTTTGGTTCTTCTGATGTTGAACTTACTGATACTAGCGAGTCCTTTGGTCTTCCTGCTACTGCTGATCTTATGTTTGCCCTTATTAGCACTGAAGAGTTGGAACAACTTGGGCAGATTATGGTAAAACAATTGAAGAATCGTTACAATGACCCAACTATCTACAAGCGGTTTATTGTAGGTATTGACCGTGCCAAAATGCGTCTTTATGACTGTGAGCAAACCGCACAAAAAGACATACTTGACTCTGGACAAGAAGACGAGTATAATGACAATGAAGACAAGAAACCCAAAAAATCGTTTGAAGGATTTAAATTTTAATGGAAAACAAACACGTTAATTTTGATAAGTATGCGGAATTTGTAGATGTGGTCACTAGTGACGCATCCAAAGATTTTCTTGCTCTCTCTGATCGTCTGGTTCAATTAGACGAGAAGGGTGCTAATATTGAACGTCTTCTAACTGCTGGTGTTGGTATCAATGCTGAAGGTGGTGAATTTCTTGAGATTATTAAGAAAATGATTTTTCAAGGAAAACCATATAATGAAGACAATCGTGAGCATCTGATTATTGAACTTGGGGATATTATGTGGTATGTTGCCCAAGCATGTCTTGCACTTGAGATTACACTCGATGATGTGGTTGCTCGTAATGTGCAAAAACTTCTGAAGCGTTATCCTGAAGGTGCTTTTGATGTTTATTTCTCCGAAAACCGTGCTGCTGACGACCGATGAAAAAAGTTACAATTGAAATGGACGTTCGTTCTGCTGCTGCTGTTCGACAAGTTCTTTTTGATGCACAGAGGGGATATACTTATGATGAAGTAAGTATCCCTCCTCGCATTGTTGATATTCGTAGTGTCATTCAGGATATTGATGATAATATTGTATCTGTTTTAGGAGTCTAATGAAAGTTCATAAGTTTGCACCAGTAACAGTATTTGAAACCGAAATACCTGGATATTCCGATCTTCTAAAAGATTTGTATCAAGGGCATTCTTTTAATGATGAGACTGGACTAATTACTGGAGAACTTAATGGGAAAGTATTAGTTCATAAAGATCCTGCTTTTGCTTCATTTTTTAATGATATAAAATTAAAAGTTAAAGATTATCTTAATGTTTTTGATTTTCAACACGAATTATATAATTTAAATATTGTTAAGAGTTGGTATACTGTTTGTGGAACTCAATTCAATGTCCCTAAACACTACCATTCTTGTTCTCATATTAGTTTTGTTTATTATATTGATGTAAAAGAGAATGATCCTCTCTTATTTTCTGTTGAGAATAAAAATGAATGGTTTGGTGATGCATTTTATTTTGTAAATAATCGCCACGAATTGAATGGTTTAAACTATGCAGTTCAACCAAAAAATGAAAGTCTTTTAATTTTTCCTGGGAATCTCAAACACTTTACAGCATCAAAAAGAAACTATAAGAGGATGTCAATTGCTGGTGATATTCTGTTGACACTTAGAGAAAATATATTAGATTTTGAATCCGGATTACTACCGACCACATATTGGATTTAATTATCAACATTATAAAAAATAAATATTTTAAAAAAATGTCTTTGATTGGTAAAAGAAAAGGAAGACCAACTACAAGAATACAGTTTGATGCTATTCTTAAAAGATTCATTGTCTTCCTTAAAAGGGAAATTCGTTTGACGTATGATATTCCATATGTGCTGATAGATGATTCTGATTTTGCCAAAACTAATATGGCTTTCGGTATGATGAATAGAGAAATACTCTATATTAGTGTTGTCAATCGCCATCCTATGGACATTTTGAGAACTGTCTCACACGAGTTTATACATTATAAACAAGTTATGGATGGTAAGCAAATATCATCACATCCTGGAAGTCCTGCTGAAAATGAAGCAAATGCAAAAGCAGGTGAGATTATGCGGAAGTATGGGAAACTTCATCCAGAATTATTTGACCTAATGCCAATTAGGTGATATAATTCTTTTATTCGGGGAATTAGCACAGTTGGTAGTGCGCCTGATTTGCATTCAGGAGGTCAGGAGTTCGAGTCTCCTATTCTCCATTTGCTATTTGCGAATAGCGAATACTGCCCGTGTAGCCCAACGGCAGGAGGCAAATGATTTAGGATCATTGTAGTGGAAGTTCGAATCTTCTCACGGGCACTAAATAAAAATAAATCATAATAAAAAAATGGCTAACAGGGGTTATATATTTGAAGCTGTTTGGGCTGCATCAGTTGCAGCTCGCTTTTATAGAAGAATTGGTGATATTGAAAAAATACGAAAACCAGGGGCATTTCAGAAATCCGCTGCGTATAGAATGCAATTAGGAAATCTCCCATCAATAACAAGCAAAGATACTCAAGACATGCTTATTGAATTATGGAATTCTGGTAAAAGAGTAAGAAAACAAACACAAAATGATGTTAATTTTACATCTATTGTTAAAGATTATTTAATTGTTGATGTTGGTGTACCTGCAGCGGTTGACCAGTTTATATCAAGAATGGTCAGAAGCAGAAATTTTAGTGAAATAAATGATTTTATTAGAGTTTCTACAGCAGCTGCCAATGCGAGCACTCAATTGCAAAGTAGAGTAAGGGCAGTTGCTTTCAATGGATTTGTAGATACAATCAGTGTTACTGCTGATGGGTTAGTAGATCAAAGAACTGTAAAGGCAGATGTGACAGTTAAAATTCAATCAAATACAATGATTCCTGAATTTGCTGTGTCATGTAAGGTGCCTGGCGGAGAACAATTTGCACAAATTAGTGGATTAGAATTTGATAAGTTTGTATCTCTTTTTGGTAATCTTGGTCTAACAATACCAGACGTAATTAGAACTGAGTGGGAAAATAGTGTAAATGAGTTTATTAATAATGGAATATTTGAAAGAAGGTATGCAACAAAACAAGCAATACAACAAACAAGAGCACCAGAAAGAACAAAACGAGCAGCTGCTAGGGTTTATACTGCTATGGCGTCCGCGATGAGATCAAATTTCCCAACTCAAGCATTTGCTAATTTTGTTTATCAGGGATTTACCAGTGGAGTAGATACTGAAGTCATAAAACTTTTTGATAGAACTGTTAGGGGAAACAAGATAATTATCGGAGCAAAAACAATAACAGCAGACGATCAATTTAAACAATTATTATCTGAGCAAACTTATACCGTCACTAATACTGGTTCAACAATTAAAATACATGCTAACGGAATAACTGGACATATAATGCAGTTTAGGTATAGGTGGGAAAATCCAAGCAGCACTACAGGAGATACTAAAACATATCGAATGTATGCTCGTCATTATTTGGAAGCTGGACCTGGAATATTCAAAATTGATCCAAGATCTCAAGAAATAAGACCATGATAAATATAATTATTAAAGAGTATTGAGACATACTTTAAAGTAAATAATGAAAAGTTTTTTCCAATTTATATCTGAAGCATCTGCCTCACAAC